CCGCGCACCGTTTCAACCCTCACGCCCGGAATGACTCTTAGGAGCCGATATGCCCCGCTTCACCAAAGATGGCCTGACCATCGAAACCGCTGTCCCCCGCGAGGCTGCTGAGCTTCGCCGCGACGGCTTCACTGAGCAAAAGGCTAAGACCTCGCCCGTACGCGAAGCCGACGCCGCTAAGACCGAAACCAAGTAACCCAACCCTCACACCCGGAGGTAACACCCATGGCCGTTGATAAGCCGACCGTCCACCTTTCCCTCTCCAGCCTCCGCAAGGAGGTTGCTAAGCCTGAAGCGTTCCGTGTGGCCCTGTCCGGGTCTAAGGTAATCACCTTCCCGGACCTCTTCGCCCTGGAATCCACCGAAGCCGAAACCGTGTTCGGCTCACTGTCCCGGAACGCCTCGAACTGGGACGCCCTTGGTAAGTGGCTGTCTGAGGCTGACTGTGCCGCACTGAGGGCTGAGAAGCTTTCCGTGCGTGAGCTTGCCGCCGTCGTCCAGGCCGCTATCCAGTATTACGAGGGCACTGTTGGTTCCGCGGAAAAAGGTACCGCCTCCGCGAGCTGATCCACCGTTACCGTCCGCAGGTCCGCGCTGATCTCCTTAGCGAGTTCGGCGTGGACCTTGCGGAGTGGTACGCGGCGGGCCGGTGGGTTGGGTTGCTGGAGCTTATCGACAACCTGCCCACTGCTTGCCGGCTCAACGAGGCTGTGGCGAACGATCCGGAGTCCGCTGAGGTTCTGGCGCGGATGAGTGCGGACAGGCCGGCGGGTGACGAGTGGTCACCCCGGCTTTCGGAGTTTGACCTGCACGCGACGATCCAGCGGGAAATCCTGCATGCGATCAAGTCGCTTGCGTCTATCACTATTGCTGCTGCCGGTTCTCAGCCGGGCGAGCAGAAGCCGTTCCCCGCGCCGGTTACTGAGATTGACCGCGCCATGGAGGCGATGTCGCGTAACTGGACTGAAGAGTTCGTCCAGCAATTCGGGTTCTCGAAAGAGGACATTTGACCAACTGAATACCGGAGGCCAACATGCCCACAATCGGCGTAGCAGATATTTTGGTGGTTCCGGTCTTCAAGGACCTTCAGAAGAACATCGGCCGTGAGCTTGATGGCGCTGCTAAGTCGGCGGGCGCAACCGGGCAGAGTATCGGCTCGAAAATTACTGATGGCGTAAAGGGTGTCCTTGGGGACACGATGAAGGCTGTTGGCATCGGCGCGGGACTGTCTGTTGGTGGCGCGTTTGGCGCTGCTCTATTCAAAGGCTTTGGGCGACTTCAGGCGATTGAGAATGCCAAGGCTAAACTGACCGGATTGGGCAACTCCGCTGAGGATGTTGCCCAGATCATGCAGGATGCCATGAGTGCGGTCAAGGGCACATCCTACGGACTAGATGAGGCCGCGACTGTTGCCGCCGCCGCCGTAGCGTCCGGCGTCAAGCCCGGCAAGGACCTCAACGGAGTTCTCACCACGGTTGCCGATACGGCTACTATCGCGGGCCGGTCTATGTCTGACGTTGGAACGATCTTCGGATCTGTTGCTGCGAAGGGCAAGCTGCAAGGCGACGACATGTTGCAGCTTATGTCATCCGGCGTTCCGGTCCTTCAGTTCTTGGCGAAGCATTATGGCATCACCGCTGAGGCTGCATCGGACATGGTGAGCAAGGGCAAGGTTAACTTTCAGGACTTCGCTGCCGCTATGAAAGAGGGCCTTGGGGGCGCCGCCCAGGCTTCGGGGCAGACGCTCCAGGGTGCGTTCAAGAACACGATGGCATCCGTTAGCCGTATCGGCGCTTCTCTTCTCTCCGGTGTTTACCCGAAAATTCAGCAGTTTTTCGCGGGTGCTATTGAGTGGATGAAGCCGCTAGAAGAGGGCGCGAAAGTGGCCGGGGTTGCTATCGGCGCATTCCTTGATAAGACGCTGACTGGCGCCCAGGGTCTTTATGACTTGATCGTGAAGGGCGATTTTTCCGGGAAGCTGACGCAGGCTTTCGGGTGGGAAGAAGACTCCCCCATTGTTGACTTCCTATTCCGGGCGCGGGATGCGTTTTTGGAGGTTTGGGGCGGCGTCCTGACGTTCGCTAGGGGGCTTACGGCTAGTCGTGACGATATGGATTCTTTCGGCGACAGGATCCACCCGCTTACGCAGGCCGGGTATGACCTGAAGGAAGCGCTGAAGTCCGTTCTTGACATGAGTGTTGATCTCATCAAGAAGCTTTGGGAGTACAAGGAGCCGATTGGTGTTATCGCCGGGCTGATCGTTGTCTCGCTGATTCCTCACTGGGTTGCGCTGGGCGTTGAGGCGCTTCTGTCCTCTGGCAAACAGGTGCAGGCGTGGGCTTTGACGAGGGGTGCCGCTATCAAGGGTGCGTTTACGCACTCGTGGGCTGTCGTCGTCATGGTTGCCGGTTGGGTTTCGATGGCTGCGGCTGCCGTGAGTTCTGCGGCGATCACAACTGCTATTTGGCTGATGTATCAGTGGGATGCGGTGAAGGCTGTAACGGCCACCGTAGTTGCTCACGCAACCATGATCGGTAGTTGGATCATGATGGGCGTTCAGGCGACGTTGGCCGCGGCGAAGATCGCGGCGGCGTGGATTGTCTCTCTTGGCCCCGTTGGTTGGGCCATCGGCATTATCGGCCTTCTCGTTGGCGCGTTCATTGCGGCGTACAACAATATCGGCTGGTTCAAGGACGGCGTTGACGCGGCGATGCGCTGGGTTGGTGACGCCGTGGGAGCTGCTTTCCAGTGGATCCAGGACGTTATCGGCGGTGTCGTTGACTGGTTCACTGGCACGGTTATCCCTGCTTGGAATGCGGCGGTGCGAGCCGTTGGCGACTTCTTCAACTGGCTCTATACCGACATCATCAAGCCGGTGTTTGATGGGATCGCGGCGGCTGTGAAGTGGGTTGGTGACGTGTTCACTGCCTGGTACATGAACGAGTTGAAGCCGGTTTTCGATAACGCCGCGGTGATTATCGGCGGGTTCGCGTTGTTCTTCCGGGGTGTCGGGCAGCTTATTGTCTCGGTCATCACGTATGTTGTTCTGCCGCTGTTCCGCATGTTCTGGGATCAGGTGGTGGCGACGTTCAACGGCATCATGACGGCCATTGGTGACTGGTGGGGCGGCGTCGTTGGGATTTTCAACGATGTTGTTTCGTTCGTCCGTGACGTGTTCTCTGCGGTGTTCACATGGCTGTATGAGTCGGTTATCAAGCCTACCTTTGACGGGATCAGTGCGGCGGTCACATGGCTGTATGAGGGTGTGATCCGGCCGGTATTCGATGGTATCGGCACCGCTGTCCGGTGGGTTTGGGACAACGTTCTGAAGCCAACGTTTGACTCGTGGGTGTGGTTCTTCACGAAGGTCATTCCGGACGCTCTGAACTGGCTCTACACGAACGCTATCCAGCCCGTGTTCCGGGCGATTGGTGACGCAGCTTCTTGGGTGTGGAACAACATGCTCAAGCCGACGTTTGACGCGCTGGTGAACTTCTTCACCGTCGTTATTCCGAACGCGGCTAACTGGCTCTACATGAACGCGATTAAGCCGGCCTTTGACGGTATCGGGTCCGCGATAAAGTGGGTTTGGGAGAACGTCATTAAGCCCGTGTTCGATACGCTGTCGAACTTCATTCAGAAGACCATCCCGGATGCTTTCAATGCGGGTGTGGACTTCATTAAGGCGGCGTGGGACCGGATACAGGACATTGCTAAGGCGCCGGTTCGGTTCGTTATCGACACGGTTATCAATGATGGCCTGATCGGTGCGTTCAACAACATCGCCAACGTGTTGCCGGGCATCGACAAGCTGCCTCGTGTGGCGCTCCCTGCCGGGTTCGCTGATGGTGGTTACACGGGCGACGGTGGGAAGTACGAGCCCGCGGGTATCGTGCATGCGGGCGAGTTCGTATTTACCAAGGAGCAGACGGCGCGGGCTGGTGTTGCGAACCTGTACGCCATGGCGCGGGCGCTCGCAGGTTACGCGAATGGCGGCCTGGTGAATCCGTTGCGGAACGCGGTTATTTCGCAGCCTTTCAGCGGCTCACATAACGGTATCGACTTCGCAGCGGCTACGGGTACGCCGATTGGTGCTG